AAGTTGCTCATATGCGTTTACATCTTCTGCTTGTTTAACATTGTGCTGACCAAAAGCATAGGCAACAATGCCTGAGAAGTTTTCGAATGTAGCTAAAAACTCTTGACTGAATGTTCTAGCATCTAGATCTTGTCTAGCTTGTTCAACTTCATCTTCTGGCACATTACCACCATCCAATGTAGTAAACTGAAAACTCATCCAGTTCTTTCTAGTTGTATAGTAATCATAGATCTCTTTGAACCAGTTCATACCTTTGGGTGTGCCTAGGAAGAGAGCGTGTCCACCTGTGTCTGCCAATGTAGGGCGTAATACTTCATACCATGCTTCACTGTCTATATCTGCGGCTTCATCTAAGACAATAAAGTTTAATCCCACACCACGCAGACTATCATAGTTATCAGCACCGCGAAGAGATATCTCACTGCCATTGACCAACTCCAATGTAAGATCCTGTTCATTTACTTTTTTAACCCAGTTAATTCCTATTAACTTCTTCTTAAGTTTCTTCCATACAATCTGTTTTGCCATTCTATATGTTGGAGCAATATACCAACACTTTTGATCTGGCTGACTGGCATACTTGGCAAGTTCTCTAATAGCAAGGTGAGTTTTCCCGAATCTTCTTCCACATACTGCTACTCTAAATCTAAATGGCGCATCTGCTATCATGCGCTGTGCTTTACTTAACGCCATTTAACTCCGCATATTCTTCACGCATATCTTCCAACTGTTCTTCTGAGGGTTTATCATCTTCATCATCACTAAATGGTAATACTTTACTTCCATCATTGACCATACCATTGTCGCTCATGCCCAACATGTTTTTCGCTAAGAATATCTGCACTGCGGCATTTAGATTTACACAGGCATTTTTAAGCATTGCTCTGCGTAATGATATCTTCAGCGTTTCACGACCTTTTATTAGTTCATCGTTAAAGTTGTATCTAATTGCTTGTTCTGTGACACCAAACCAGTTTGCTATATCAACGTTGGTGCAGCCTAATGCGGCCAAGTCTTCGACTTCTTCGGGTGGCACTACAACATTGCGTCGGCCTATTAACTTGCCTTCAACAATCTTTTCACCCCAAGCATTGGCTTTACCTTGACTCATTAGAAAAACAATCCTACAACTTTGTATATTGCTATTGCTATACCTAGGAAAAACGCACCCGCAAGCAAGCCATTTACCATGCGATAAAAGCGTAGTTTTTCTTCTACTAAGTGTTCTTCTTTTTCAATCATACTTGTTAGTTTCATAGTGCGTCCTTTAATAGTTTAAGTTGTTCATGTGTGAGAAAACACTCAAACCTATTGTCAAATATACTTTGACTTTGTAGCTGTATGTGCCATACACTTGTGGCTTCTACCCAAGTCTTTTTTAATCTAAGATTATAATCATCTGTGCTGATTATATCAAATTCTTCTTTAGTCTTGCCTTGGCTGTAAACCATAAATTGTCCTTGTCTCATATTTACCTCTTTATAATAATTTGCTTACAACGAACTCGTCCGTGATAAACTGCTCGTTTAATTTCTTTGCTAAGTTCTCTGCACTACTTTTATGCGGAAACACTGTTCTAATATACTTGGGAAATTCACCATTGGCACCCCAATAACGTTGTCTAATGCTAAAAGGCTTGTCTCTGTATAATATTACCCATAGTGCTTGTGCTGTCAATATATCAATGCCTAATTGATCTGTGACCTGTATGCTGTTGATTACTTCTGCGGCAGGTCTAGCCATTAGGGCATCCTTGTCAATATGCGTTTAAGATCAGGCATGACTATGTTTGCCAATGTCCAATTATGTTCATGCCAGTATATGCTGTAATAATCATATTCAATGTTGAATGTCATTTGTCTGGCAAATCTTTTACAAGTGGCTTGAAGTTCTGCTTCTATGTCTTCATCCAGTGTGGCAAATGCGTAGCTAGGTATTCTAGTTTCAATAATCATTTTATAGCCTATTGTTAGGTTTTAATTCAAAGTGGTTTGGGTTTACACAATCCTGTCGGCGACACTTCATTTTAACTTGATAAGGACTAACATCTTCATTGGTTTGACTCATATACACTAATCTACGTGCCTGCGTCATTTGTGGTGTGCATTGGCCGGTGCTGTGATTCCAAGCACCCATCAACGCACCACTAGGACTCATTGATCCTGTCCATGGCCAACACGCCTCTGTGTCCAAACTAACTTCAATTTTACTCCATAGTCTGGCGTCATCCCAGCCCCATTCAGCCACTTGTTTATATCCTGGCTGTGTAGCATGCCACATTTTTGATCTGCCCATTATTGTTCTTCCTCAATCAACTTTATCAATTGTGGATTTTCTTTTAAGCAATGTATCATAGCACTTGCCATAGTGTCTACTTGCTGTTCTGTTAAGCACTGATGCATGGTCATTTCCCAGATATGGAATATTTCGTGAAATATTGTTTGTGTGCGAACCCAACCAGTTAGTTCTGGATCAATAATAATTGTATTTGTCTTGGGATCACATTGACCTAAACAATCAACCAGTTCTCGTGGCTCGGCATCTCTAATAGTCCATTGCTGTGACATAAATGTTATCTGCATATCTCATTCCTTTGTTTTATTTATCTTTTTAATCACAGATGTGAAACACTGTGCCTCATTGGATTGATCTCTGCCAATGCTTGTTCCAATAATCTTTGATCTCCTGTGGCCATGGCTAATTTATAAAGTTCCACTGCTGTGTTAGTTTCCTTTTTTTCCTCTGTTTGGATAAAATGTCCATGCTGTTCTGTGATCTCTACGGAGAGATATGGATTAAACTGCTGTAGTGCGCTGACAAGTTCTACTCTGCTGATGCTGTGTTTGATATAAACTGCGTCATGCACTAACAATAATATTTCCTCTGCTCCAAATCTTCTTTGAACATAGTCAACAATTTCTTCCAAATAACTTCGTTCTGCTTGCTGATATAAACAGGCCATGATTTTATTGCGGTGTATGCTGCCACTTTTAGTTTTGACAAAATCTGGAATACTGTCTTTGGTATTGTGTAATAGAAAGTGTTCCAATATAAGTTTATTCATAGTTTTTTGTTCATCAATAAACTCCATGAACCAACGACTGTTTGTTAAAAACTCAACTTCTTCTTTGTTAAGTATTTCTCGTATTGCTGGTAGTTTGTAATTGTCATTGCCAGTGGGCCATGGTGTAGCTTCAATGTCTGCTCCAAATCCAATTGCTGTAATAATCTGTTTGGCACGACCTGTGTGCTTGTCACCTAATAACTTGGCCACTCGCTGTCTAAATGCCAATTTGTCTTTAATCAAGTCTTTACTGTGGCGTGTCATTATATTGGGATTTATTAACTCTGCTTGATGCACTCTCCACGCTTGGCTACACACATCAATGTCAATGCTATAACAATGTCCCATGGCAGCATGGCGTAGTTCTTTACTGCTGTTTTGTAAATTTAATCCTGTGAGATACAATCTACCAAAATCACTGTCCTTGGTTGCTTGTTTAAGAACACCATCTTCCTGTAGTTTCAATATACACACTGCCTGCTTTAAGTTTTCTCGGGCCTTGGCTTTGTATTCTTCACTGGCATATTTGTATGAATTGGTTTTAGTATCCCAACGTCCCATGCTAGCCACATTCAAACTGCGTTGTATGAATATGTTTAAACTAGTCAAGTCTATTGGTGTGGGCAAATAACTTTCACCTGGTTGAATAACACCAAAGTATTCTTGGATAGACTCTTTGCTCCAATGTGTTAGGTCTTCGGCATCTGCCATTTCATAATTAAGTTTTACCATTGTATTCTCCTCTGTTAAATTGTTGCCTAATTGGACTATAGTATATAAACTATATTTGCTGTTCTCAAACCAATCCAGCCAATACATTCTCTTTCCATTTAGTGTATATTGACCTAATTTGGTGCTGATTCGTCTTCTTCTTATGTGATATAAGTTTAGTTTTTTTTGACTGGGATTACGCCAATTTAATTTTAGTTCTGTCATGACCAAATCATAGTAGCGATTGACTAACTTTACATAGTCAATGCGTGGTCCTCGCTTTGGCTGAGGTATTTGATTTGAAACTGCTGTGGCTGTGACGACCAAGTCATAACGACCAGTTGGCAACACCTCCTCTCCCTCCTCTTCCGGGGGATATGTGGTATATGTATGTGATATGTAAGTCATATACTATTAGCGCCAGCAGTTTCGGGCCACACAGCGCCAGCAGTTTTTTGTAGTAAAAAAGCCATTTTCATTCTCCAAACAAACTTTTGTATTGTTTGTTTTGGCAATAGCGATTGTAGGTCATTGGACCCTGACTGGCCATTGGAGCCCAATCTAAAACATTTTGTCCTAGTTCTGTGGCAGCCACACTTGGACAATGCTGTATTTGATCTACCAACCAAACGAATGTATTCTTCTTAACACTGTTTATTTCAAAATGGTTATCGTTGATTTGGTCCGCGGCTTTGTTTACCCAGTCCCACCATTCAGCATAACTTTTTTGGCTTAGGTGCTGTTTCTTATAAGCATCGCAGGCTAATACGATGTCACGCATTTCATCTAAATGCTCTGTTCTTAAATGTAGTTCCATTTTTATTTCCTTTATTAAATAGGGATTTGCCTCCCTCTGTGTATTTATATTATACACGCTTTTTATGCGTTTTACAACCTTATTTTTGCCAAAAGAAAAGCCCTTATAAGGGCTTTTCCGGTGTAGTCATTGCGACCTCACCTATATCGGAAGCGGGCTCTTTTAAGGAACTTTGGCAAATACATTATAAAGGATAAATTTGCTTCCGACAATACTATTTAGTATTTTATTCTATTCTACATCTATGCTCAATGGGAAATCCTGGACATTGAAAGCTGGAACACACTACCCAATAATGACCTTCATCTGTAGTTATTTTGGTTCTAGTGATAGTGTCCGGACAGTCAGAGCCACCGCACCCTGAGATTAGGCTTGCCACGAGGATCGTTGTCAGTGGTGTTTTCATTTTCAATCTTTTCTAGTATGTTGGCAAGTTCGGTGTAGAACTCATCACCGTGCTTGTCTATGTGTTCTCGGATTGTAAGTTCTAGTTTTAATCTTTCGGTGATGTTCACGCTTCTTCATCCTCTTTAGCCCATTGATCTTTGAAATACTTAAACTCTATATCACCAGCAACATCTAAAAGGTCTTCTAAAGGCTTAATAAACTGTGCTAATTCTTTAGGGTAAGCGAATCCTTTAACTTCTTCTGCAAAGATAGCGGCTCGTCGTAAGGAGCACATAAACTCTTCAATCTGTTCTTTACGGCTGTATTGATTTTTCATCACACTTCCTCCATATCAACGTCATTGCCTTCACACCATTCTTCAGTTTCATAGCACTCTTCGTCAGTTAGGTCTTCATCTTCTAGTTTGGACTCAAAGTATTCAACAACTTCTTGTTGTAGATGTTTAGGCAAATCATTCCAAGATGTATAGTTGTCAGGATCGCTGTCAAGTTCTTCCAATAACTCGTAAATCTGTTCCCAGTTGTCAGTGTCCAGTTCAATTTCTTTACGATAATAAACAACTTTTTCTCTGGTAAGTGTATAAGAGCGTTTCATTATGCTGTCTCCTTAAACTCAAAAGTATATTTGTCTGTGCCCAAACTACCGGGCTTGCCTTTTGCACTCCAAGTATTATTTTTATTTTTAGTCCATTTAACATTTTCTACATAGCCATTTTCAAACTTGTATTCAATCCAAATGCTTTTTGGAGTAGTGCGAGTAATCTTGCCATAATACACCGGCGTGTCATCGCTGATGTCATATACTAATGTAGTCATTATGCTGTCTCCAAAACTATTTTATATGGACTTTGATCTAATCCACTATTATGAGTGTATTCATAGTTGCCCTTGAAGTCTTTGCTTAAAGGATCTGCTGGACCCACTGCCACGAACCAAAACTCATAGTCAGGAACTACATCTTCTCCGGGTGTAGCACAGATAAACTCACCTTGTTTAGTGCGAACTACGAAGTGTTCTTCAAAACAGATATGTCCCATTTTCTTTTGGACTGAGCGATAGGGATCAGTGCTGTCTCCGTTATTTGGATAAATGCGATAACCAAACCACACTTCACTGTCGGCTGTGATTAAATGTAATGCTCGGCTGTTGATCCTGCATTGTTTAGGCTGACCTTGTTTAGAATGGTTTTTTGTCTTTACAAGAGTGCCTGACATTTGTTTGGCACATCGTTGTAAGTTTTTTAATGACACGCCCGTTGCTTGTTCTAGATAATGTTTCATTATACTGACTCCTCATCTGTAATAGTCTGTTCTACTCTAACAATTTTGAATTTGTCGTTTTGCATCCAAGGCTTGAATTGGTTGCCTTTGTAAGTGCCACGACGATGTTCGCTGAGTAGCACTTGTGCATCATCCACTGTAGCACAATCTGGAATGTGACTGTAACGGAACCAATCACCTTTAGTTGGGCTTAGACGCCACACTTGATAGAATGTATTCATTTTGCTTCCTTTTGTTTTGCCCATCTTGCTTTTGCTCCGGCGGCAATCTTAGCACGAGTTTCTGCAGATTTATTAGTGCCAGTATGCGAAGCACTCATTTTAGCACGAGTTTCTAGACTAAGTTTTTTACCTGTATTATGGGCTTTAAGATTAGCACGAAACTTATCACTCATAATACCTTTTAAGCCTGAACTCCAAGACAACTTTTTCTTTTCACAAGTAGTGACATTGTCGTCATCTACTGCTGTCATTGTAGTATTGAACAAGTTCATAGCAATCGCCTTACAGGCCTAACAGAACAGCATCACGCCAGTTACCGCCAAGTGCCACACGCTTAATGGCTTTTTGGATAGTGCGGAATGTCCAACGGTCATCCGTCTTAGCATTAGCACATACGAACTTAATCAGTTCATTTTGTTGCGTCTTTGTAAGACTACACTCATTCAATGACTGGATCAAGTTATGCTTATAGAACACTTTGATAGCAACAGCATTCCATTCAGTGCTCAAGCCAACACGCACGTATTCGCAACGGTCCTTGATAGGAGCCAGTGTAGCCGCATGCTTTTTGGTCATTGCCGCTGGAGCCATGTTCATGTTGCTGATGAACACTACACTACCCAAGCACTTGAATGAACTTGGAATGGCATTAATACGCAAGTGAGCACTACTGGCCTTGCCATAGTGAATTTCTTTGCCCTTACCGTCTAATGCTGCCTTAAGAATGTCACTCATCTCAACATCATTGAAGATAACATCAGTGTCGTCAATGACCAAGATTTGGTTCTTGTCTTTGGCATGCTTGTATAGCATCTCGAACAGCACGGGTGCTGTAATAGTGCCATTGATAACATGGTAGTTGGCCTTAAGCGTCTTAAGTGTATGCGTTACAAGACTGGTCTTGCCGCCACCTTTAGGACCATTTATGATAAGTCCACGAGTGCCTAACTTACCGGACATGAAGTTAGTAAGTTCACTGGTAACATAGTTATAGTGACTTTTGATAACTTCTTCTTGTTGACCTGCTGTCAACTTTGCGGGACTCTCTGCGAGTTGTTTAACGAGATATGTCATAATAGACTCCTTAGTTCGTTGTTGATAAAATATAGCGTCTTGTTTTTGTTCCGCTATGTATGTATTATAACACCATAGCGAATTAGTGTCAATTAATGTAATAGTAGTGTTCTGGCCATTTTGCAATCCAGCGTTTGATAGTCGTTGGATCTACATTTGCGGCATTAGCAACTGCCGACCTACTTGGATACAACCCGTTTGGTGTCATTAATTGTTTACCACGATTTGAATCTTGATTACGCTTACCTTTACGAGCATTAGGATTGGATTTATAATATTCCTTTATGTTTTGGCTAATAAGCATTTTAGTTTTTTCACCAGTATTCTTTTTTCCAATAGATGCATCGCTTAGTTTCTTCTTTAATTCTGTGCTCATAGGGCCACGCTTTTTGCCGGTTAATGCCTTACTTATTTTTTCCCTGTATTCTTTGGCAGACATCATTTCACGATGCCGAGCAAGGCGTTCTTCGCTCATAGGACCTTTTTTATAATTTGTTTGAAGTGCCCGTGCGGCTTTTATTTTAGCCTTAGATTCATCAGTATGACGATAACAACCTGTGCCCAACAATCCAGCATTCCAATGGTATTTGTTATCTTTACGCTCAACGGTAGTGACTTTACTGTCATCTACTGCTGTTATCTTAGTTTTGAATAAGTTCATGTCTATTCCTGTTACGCTATGTAGTTATTATACTGCCACAACCAATTTGTGTCAATTTAATGCTTAGTGCTAAGATTGCTGTATTCTTTGTCTACGATTGGACCTGTAGTCATAACCGTAACTACCAAACCTGTGTCAGCATCTATAGCCATAACCACGGGCTGACTGCGGTCTCTGTTAGTCCAGTGCTGAATGGTGTTGCCTGTTTTATTATGAGTATACTCATATGTCTTAACGAAGTTAGATGTAATGTCCACTGATTGTCCTTCACGAATTTTGATGCCCAAACGGCTTTGCATACGCTCTGCGGCGTGGGTAGTAAACTTTACTAGATTTAAATGTGCCATAAAAGGCCTCCTTTTGTTAAACTATGTGTATATTATAACACCAAAATCAATTAAAGTCAATTAAACTCTTTTAGTTTAAGTTTAAGTTCTAAGATTTTGGGTGTTAAATGTTCTACCAAATCTGGATAAGTTTGGCATTCTTTTACTAACCAATAAAGTTGTTTTGTTAGTTCCTCTTTAGACATATAGCCCTTTGTGTGTAAAAACATAGTATAACATAGGCGTCAAATTGTGTCAATAAACAAAAGTAATACTAAAGTATGACAACCTATACTTTAGTATGATTTAAGGTCAAAAAAAGGTCCTAGAAGTATTCACCCAACTAGGACCGAAAGTTTGCAGTAATATTAACTAAAGGCAGTGATCAATAATAATCATCTACCTCATCCAACTCCTCAGGAATTGGATCATTGAGTATTGCTCTTGCACTACCCAATAACGAATCAACATATTCTGTGTCATCGCTGAAGTATTTAACTTTAAGTGCCTCAAAGTAGCCCATGGTGTAAAGACGTTCATTGTCAGTCATGTTTGTATCACTGATGTTGTGTCTAGTCCAAAGCATTTGTCTTTGTTGTTTTATCTTTGGTGCTTTGAGATGACACCAAACTGCTTTAGGTTTACATTGAAATATCCAACTATCAACTTGTGCGGTATCTCCATTGGGCACATACAAAAGTGTGATCCATGCGTCTTTGTATTTGTAAACAACTTGGTCTTCAACGATTAAACAATCAACGGGAGTAGATGAGTAAACAGCACGATTGTAATTATCGGGTTCAGGTGTGGGGTATTCAGTGTCTTCACTGTGAACCTTTTTCCAACCTATGTGGCGGGCTAGTGTAAGTCTTGGGTCTGGTAAATCCCGAGCGCCTTGATACTCAGGACCATAACTCCAATACATGAATTTTGCTTGTGGGTTTGGCATCACCTATTTAACTGCTGTTATCTGTTGTTATTTGCTGTTAAGTTTAGTTTCAATGCGTTCCAGTGCTTTACTTTGGTGTTCGCTGTTAGTGTGAATAACGGCAGTCTTTTTATCTAATTGATCAATCTTTTCATTCAATGATAGATAGCCAGTGCCACCAATGCCCAGGCTACCTATAACAATCCACGATAATTGTTTGAGTGTGAATTCCACTTTATGCTCCTACTGGCTGTATTGTTAAAAATGTTGCCGCTGTGCTTGGTCCAAATGCTGTGGCTGCAAAATATGGGAATACTAATGCTACATCATCCACAGCATACATCAATTCAAAGTAGTCTGTGGTAGCAGTTGCTTCCACTGTGTTGTTCCAAGAGGAAATAGTTTGGTGTTGTTTAGTAACATAAACACGACCCATACTGGCAGGAATATCTACACCATTTTTACGCCACCAAATATAAGCAGTATGATCCGCGGCATTGTCAGTGTTTTCTAATTGAATACTAAATTGTAGATTGTAAAAGCCCAGTGCATTAGGCTGTATTCTACTAGTGTTGGTTGCACTAGCAATATTAGCAAAGTCTGTGACAGCATTAGTGCCCTGCCAAGGGAAAGCATAAGCAGTATTTGCTGCCACTGGTGTGATAGTAGCGTCATACTGCCATTGTCCATATACACGATTATAAGTAATTTTACTACCAACTAAATTAACATTACTGCTATCCTGTAATGTAATAGAATCACTTCTTATAAACATTGTTTCTGGATTAGCGTTGATAACATTTACGCCAGTTGTAGTGCCTGCTTTAGTGCCCCAGAATTGAATGGCTGCACCGTTGGCTGTGGCTGTCCAATTTTCTGTGGCATTACTAATAATTTGTGAAGGAACACCACTAGTTGGACTTGCACCAGATGCATATTGTCCATTGAATTTAAATTCACCAAGTTTATCACCATTTTGTGTTGGACTATAAGTGCCAGCAGTGCTTCTATAAGTTGCAAAATTAATTACAGCGTGATCCGCACTGGCAGCGGCATCTTGTTTTAATATTGTTAATGTATTTTCGCTGGCACCAGCAGTTGTGGATAACATATTATATGTTAAACCACTGCGGACATTTAAAATGCCATTGACTTGAACTACATCAGCAAATGTAGCATCATTGGTTGACATTGACATAACTACAGCACCCGTGCTACTTTGTATGTCATTACCATTTACACGGAGAACACCTGTTAATGCAGTAGTAGCATTACGAATAGTCGCTGTGCCTGTAGTAGCACCCAAACTAACAGTGGTGGCTGCTTGACCTACATTCAAAGTTGTTGCTGTAGTATTGAATAATGTGGCTGTTGTTTGTGTAGTAGTTAAATCACCACCATTAACTGCTACATCGCCTGCATGAACAGCATTACCAGTGGCATCTAGTGTCATTAATGTAGTGTTAGTTCCGCCTGTGTTTAATGGACGACTTCTAAATGTCCAAGCATCAGCAATATAAGTTGCTGCCGTTGGTTGGTGATCAATGATACTAACTGGTGTAGTTCCTGTTGGACTTAATGAAACAATGCCACCAATTCTAGTGTTTTGTGTTTGAGCACGGACAAGTAATCTAGTTCCGTTTGAACCACCTGTAATAGCAATTGGACCCACTGTTTGACTCTTATCCACAGTCCAAGTTGAACCGCTACCGCTGACAATGCTGGTAGCAGTAGTAACACCACTACCATAAATCATTTGTCCTGCAGCCACTGTGCCTGAAGTTAATGTGCCTATAGTCAATGTAGTGCCACTAATACTACTACCAGTTGAAGTAAAACTACTCCAGGTTTGTGTAGCAGTAACACTCATACCTGGCAAACCACTTGCTATAGTATCACTGGCCCAATTTGAACCAGTATAGCCATTACCTACAAATTCACTTAATACTGTGCCTGAAGTAATTGCTGTTGGCGTGGCAAATGTGCCACTTGCAACTTCGCCAATAAACGACGCTTTGGCTGTGCTTGAACCTGCATAACCACGCAATACTGCTATGCTGCCACGACCTTCATCAACACTATTGTCAATGCTTAGACCTTTATATAATGCACCTGTGCCTGATAGATAACTCCATACACCACCGGCTGCTTCTGTGGTAGCATTGCGAATAGGGCCTTTGACTATATTACCATTGAATACAGCATTTGGTGTTTGTCCAGCAATAGGAGTTAATGTTACACCCAATGTGCCATTGCTGTTCATTATGATAGTGCCACTGGTGCTGTCTAAGATTAGATTGCCGGTAGAAGTTGTAATAGTATTACCATTAATATTTAAATTGTCTACATTCAATGCTGTGCTTACAGTAACAATGCCTGTTGAATCGGCAATAACCATCGCGGCTGTGCCATCCTTGGCTTTGATATTTGTTACTTCTAAATTAGTAGTGTCCACTGTGGTAACGCTGATATCGTCAGCAACCAAACTATTGTTGATTGTAGTTGTGCCTGTGTTAGCACCAATGCTAATTGTGGTAGCCGCACCAAATGCGTTTACGGTGGTTGCTGTTGTATTGAATAAGGCCAGTGTAGTAGCATCTGTTGTTATTGTAGGAACGTTAATGGATACTGTTCCACTTGCACTATCTAATACTAAATCACCAGAAGTTGTTGAAATAGTATTATCTGTATCAACTGCAATGGTAATGTTACCAAATGTTGAACCACCACCACCAGGTAATGCCCAGGATAAATTACCCGATCCATCATTGGTCAATACTGTGCTTGAAGCACCTGCTGATCCTGGAAGCACATAACTTAAATCTGTGCCTGTGGCTGTTGAAGCGAAACTGCTACTACCACTGGTAGTGCCATCTATTGTTAGTCCGTTGCGAACTCTAAAATTGCGTTGTGTCATGGTTCATTTTCCCCGTTAGACTTCTACTGCTATAACACTACCTTGGTAAGTAGTTACAGCATTTGTTGGTGTTACTAATAATCGTATAAAGCCACCGCTGATATCTGCATCAAATGTTGATAAGTTAGCACCTGTTCTTACATCACCATAAGTGTTTAAGTATGCTGTTGTGCCATCATGTATAATCATAATTTCTACTACTTGATATGCTGAGCCACTGGTAATTTGATACATGTATTTTAAACTACGATATCCTGTAGCACTTACTGTTGAAGCAACTTGATTTGCTGTAGTTGTTGAAGTTGTAAATGGTCCAGAAGCATCAAAAGCCACAATACCGCCGGCAATAAAACTATCTCCAGTAACTACACCAGTAGAATTTAAATTACCTGTAACATCAACATCACCACCGGCAGCAGTTAAAGTTAAATCACCAGAAGTAGTTGTTATTGTGTTGTTTGTAGTAATGCCTACTGTAATACTACCTAATGTAGCACCAGCAAATGTTGGATTACTTGTAGTAGCAATATCCTGTGGTGTGCTTAGTGTAACTGCACCTGTGGGGCTACTGGCTATAATTTGATTGGCTGTGCCAGTAATTGATGTTACACCAGTTGATCCAGGATCTGTGTTTGTAATAGTAATTGTATTGGCATCAGTTCTTGATACTGTAATACCAGTGCCACTGGCAAACTTAACTGTGTCAGTGGTTGGAATGTCACTGGTTAAGTTTAAGTTGGCACCGCCTGTTACTGTTGATGCATCAATGTTGTATGTTTTACCAACTGTGGTTACTGCGGCAAAACTTAATGTGCCACTGCCATCTGTGACTAATACTTGTCCAGCAACGCCATCCGCTACTGGAAATGTATAGTTAGCAGTGGCTAGTTGATTGTTGATTGTTGTTGTGCCACTGCCACTGCCAATAAGCATTGCTGTTGAGGCACCACCAAACAATATTGTTTCTGCCGTAGTTGGTAATAAACTAAAACTACTACAATTGGTTAAAATAGCACAGCCATTTACTGTTAGTGTGCCTTGAACAACTAAATTGCCATTGGCTACAGGAGCATTACCGCTACTATACAATGTTGTAAAGTTACTGGAATTTACATTACCACTTTGCGGTGTTGATCCGTATAATGAACTTGAACTTGTCATAGTATCTCCTTACTTAATGTTGTATTGGCGATACTGTCGGGGTTGCCATACTGATGTTAAACGAGTGTGTCCACCACTCCATTTACCTAAATTATTTTGATCACTGACAATGTTCCAAGCATTGTCATACTTTTGTGCGTATACAGCGGCATCTTGATCATTGTGACGTTTAATATAGTATTCACGTAGTGTAGCATATACATAACCTTCTACCCAAGTTTGTAATACTGGATTAGTTTGAACTGTTTGATCTATTATGTAAATGTCTGTAATTGTTCCGCCACTTGGACTTGTGCCACCAGTTACGCTAACTTTAATTGCTGTGCTTGATGTTACTTCTGTGACTATTGCTGTGGTAAAACCTGTGCCTAAACTACCTGTGCCTGCTGTGGCTGTAATGTGATCACCAACATTAACACCATCTGTGTCAGTCATACCAGTTATTGCTATCAACCAAGGACCAGTGCCACTTATTGGATTTACACTTCCAGTTGCACTGACTAATGTATCATCTATAGGAGCAAACAACAATGGCCATGCTTTATAGTAATATAAGTTGATTAAATCGCCTGCGGCAATATATGGTAAGAATTGATAATTGTTATATACTTCACTGAACTTACCACGGATAACTGCGGGCACATTTACTGGTTGTAAGTAAAGTTGAGCAATCATGCCCTGTGTGATAATATCTCTGTCACCAATACGGTCATAGACAATCCATGGACCTGTTTGGCTACTGGCATTACCAGTTGTAGAAAATGTTAATGTGCCACTGACTGTGCCTGTGTTAACTGTGTTTAATGTAATAACACTGCCAATACCTCCATTGCCTGAAATATTATTAATAACGGCACCCAGTGCTACACCAGTGCCGCTGACTACCATGTTATTTGATATTGTTTGTGATGGCACTGAAGTTAGTGTAATTGTAAATTGCCCACTAGTTCCTGTGGCAGTAGCAGTTGTTGTGACTTGTTGTCCTTGTTTGAAAAACAAGATTGGTTTGTTCATATCTCCTGGAATGGGAACACGACCATTAGCATCTGCTATACCAATGTTTTCTGGTGCATATGGGTCACTGCGTAGTGCGGGTAATTCAATGTTACGCATGGACATTTCTGCCATGAATATACATTTCTTTATTTCTTCATCATTGGTGCTGCCAGTAAAGTCTTTGACAAAAGTTACAAGGTCATCGCCTGTGGGTATTGTAAACATTATATGTTTCCTCTAAAATATTTTAACCTGTTCGTTGCGGATATGATACTGCAACTGGGATTGGTAATTTCCCACCTGGATAACAAATGTATTGAGGATATTCCGTTTCAACTACACGATAAAACTGTGCTTTCATAGTTCTATCATTTTTAAGTGCTGTCCAAGGAATACCACCAAAGTATTGATCACTGATACGAATACTAATAACTGTGGGTAACTCCATCCATTTGTAAGTTAAGTTACCATCATCACCTATGGGTGCCATTGGATCCGGAATACCTAATTCTGCGGCGTGTCTATAGTTTTTTACACGTTCTTTGACTTCTTCAATGTTTTGTTGTTCACGGGTAATAAAGAACTTACCATCCTGGCGTCCAGTAGTAACTTTAATGTTGTTACCTTTGTTCCATGATGTTCTTGTCCAATCACCTTTCATTGACTTATATAAGTCGTCATTTTGTAATAACTTATCTGCTATGCCATTGTGATTAGTAACCATACCCCCATGATCTTGTCGGTAATAGTTATAGTTCTTTTCTGGATCTGTGTCATCCAAATATTCGGGTCTATTAATATCATTCATAGTATTATTTAGCGTTTTTATATTCAATGAGAAAGGGACCGAAGTCCCTTTCTTTATTACTTTAATTCTGCAAAGAATTAAGGAGTAACGTCGCCTGCACCTAAGTTTACACGGCTTACCAACGCGGCTGCACGAGCCGCAGGCAAACTTGCTTGAGCGGCTGTGCCTGCTGTGATGTTGTTTAGAACACCAACGCCTGCTGGGTTACGAACAATTAGCGTGCCTTCGAGTATGAACTGATCCAATGACGCATCAGCATTGCTGAATACTTCATTGTTAGGACCTAGGTCACGTAGTGAACCCCACTGAACAACATCTTCATTCAAGAAGAAGATACTGTTAGCATTTACGCTGTCCATGATCCAAGAATCAAAGATTTCGTAAGTGTAGTTGAAGTCACCTTCATAAGTCTGGATTGTATCACCACGTGCTGAATCAACACGGTTAATACCTCTGGACTGTGGCATGTTGTCACTTAGACTTGTGCGTAGGCTAGTAGGAGCAACTACTGTGCGGATCTTAGCGTTGTAGCGTTGTTCAGCAACTGTTACCAATTGCTTGTATAATGCTGGGCTGAAGAACTGGTTAGTAAATGTTCCAGAGTAGAACTGAGCACCATTAGCATAAATCTGCAATGCGTTACTTGCTTGAACAGCAACGTCAGTGTCTTCATTGTTGTAGAAAGAATCTAAACCACTTAATGATCCACTTGTTGTGTTGAAACTTTGTGTGCCAGCGAATGAAGTCAATGAACCCATACGACGACCAGTTTGGCCTGCTGGCAAGCCAGAGGCTGTGCCTGTTTGACCAGCATACTTAGTGCCGATTTGGTCGTTACGAACTAATTGTAGTTCAACGTCAAACATCAATTCAATCAATTGCTTGACTTCTTGATATGCTTGTGGGTCGCCACCAGATTGCATAACAGCGCGAGCAGTGCCGGAAGCGGCAATAACTGTGCTGAAAATCTGTGTGTAGTTACCTAAGTTGTAACGTTGATTGCTCTGCGCTTGTGACGTAGAAACAGTAGCGCCTTCAACTTGTGCTTGAACACCAGGTGTGCGATAGATGTCATCTGTCCACAAAGGCAAAGTTGAATTAACTTTACGCTTTTTGCTCATACACATGTTTAGAACAGGTGTATCATCTTTTACTCTATTAGACACATCTAGGTCTAGATCTTTGACAACGATGTCGCTACCATATGCTGTAGTGCCGTTACCAATTTGACTTGTTGTAATTTCTGCCATTTTAGGCTCCTTTAAAATTATCTACCACCTCTGCCCGACTTCAATCTTTGAAGTTGAGCCATTAAGAGGTTGTCTCCGGCTTTTTTATCACCGGACTTGGCTTGTTCACGAAGTTTTTCAATGTTATCATTTGATCCTTTGCCTGTGCTACCACCTTTACGGTTAGTTAATGCAGCCATACTGCTGCCAGCACTCTTAGTAGAAGGTTTATCTCTATATCTTAGACCATCACGGACTAGGCTTAATAATGCTTCGTCACTGCTGATCAAATCTATATTTGGCACACCAGGTATAATTTCCTGTTTAGCGTGTGGCCACAACTTGCCTACCTTTTCACGAATCTCATTAAAGACATATTCATTTTTCAATTCCTTGTCTGTAAATGCTTTGCGTGAACTATCTAACCTTTGGCTGACCTGCTGAGCACGAACTTGTCTAAACTGTTCTACCGCTGGCTGGATTTGATTAATCATACCCTGCTGTTGGCGAATGTATTGTTCATTCTGTTTCATACTTGCTTGGATACGGGCACGTTGTCCTGGATCCTGTGTTCTAGCCAATTGTTGCTGGAATGTAGTTTGATAATTCTGTGTTTTCAAAATCTCATCATACGCACTTTGCAACTTTGGTTGGATGGTAAACTCCATTGCTAATGTTAGACCTTCTTGTCTAGCATAAGTTTCTTTTAGATACTCATCAAATTCAGCCTTTTGAACTTTAAGTTCTCGGGCTTCTTCATGTATTGCTGATCCTTGACCTAGAATACTTGCGGCTTTCTTAGCATCAATGACTACTTCTTTACCGTTTTTCATAAACTTGAACTTGGCGTTCGGGTTAGTTTCTGCGAACTCAATAAAATCAATTAGTTCATCAGTGTTAGAATCATTACTATCAGTGCTTACCTCTTCAGGGGCATCTGCTTCTTGACCGTCGCTGTTGTAATCTTCATCGTTGGTATCACCAACTTCGGCGTCAGCGTTTCCGCTGGGTGCCACAGGGTTAGATGTTTCTTCTGCCACATCATCTACTCCTGTTGCAGTTGTTTCGGTAGCACCAATTTGATTACGTAATGTCATTTCTTTCATTGCGGTCATTTTAGCGGCTATAGAATCCAAACTTGGGACTGCACTTTGACTTGCGGCCGCACCATTATCGGTGTTAGGACTTGTCGTTGTTTCCATTTATTTTCCTTAATTAATATCGGGCACTTCGTTAGTGCTTACGATACGGTTTTTTAAATAAACAGCCCTCTTAAGGCTGCTTACAAAATTGTCAATGCCTGCAAGTTCATTGCTAACAGCAATTCTTCTAGCATTGTCGTCTGGTTGATGACTGCGAATGGACGCTAATTCATCAGCAAGACTGAATTTAAAATGATGCACAAACATTGCTAAATCTCTGTTCTTTAGTAATGCTTCTGCTAGACTACCATAATGTTTAACTTGGTCTTTTTGACTTGTTGTTAATTTACTGGGTTGACTCATGTCAACTGTTAGTCTGTTGTTATAAAAATCTACTGCGTCTTCGTTGATCATATTCTATTCTATTATATGTTTATTTATTCTTAAGAATAAACCTTTGGATCGCCAGCAGCCATACTCATAAAGTCTAACTGCGTTTCTGCATCTTCACCAGCAACTTCCATTTGTATCTGCTTGGCTTTGACATCATTTAAGTTAGCCATGGATAACTTCTGCTTGTCTTCTGGACTTGGTTCTTTATTGGCCTGTGCTTGTTTGCCTTGTTCAATAATGGCTGCTACTTCATCATCACTTGGCAAGTAAGTATTAGCATCTTTAACACCCAATACATATAGCGTATCTGCAAATGGCTTTTTAATCTTTTGATACATTTCAGGAGTCATTGTGCCTTGACCAACTAAGTTAGTCAATGCTGAGTATAAATCATTTTGGCACTTCTGTATAATCTGTAAACGACCCAATGCGTTTTCTTCACTTTGCATGCCTAATGCTAGTTCTAAACGGATCTGCTTTCTATCACAGAAGTCCATGTCATCCCAACTTTGATAATCCATGAACAAGGGTTCTTTGTTTTCACCACATTGTTGTGCTAGTTTCTTAACACCATAATCATCACCATATTGAATCAATGTGCGCCATACCAAGTATAGTGCTTCTTTCAATCCTTCTGCGGCATTACGCACAGTATTGTCTTGAATGATTTGATTTGGACTTAGTGCTAGTTGTAGTTTGATACCGCTGTTACCTGGTGCCATAACTTCTGGATTGAATACATCCTGTGGAGTAGTCATACCAACCATGGCCATAGTGTCTTGTTGTATGCGGTTCATAGCAACTTCTAAGAACTGTAAGTTACCACTGGGAGGAGGCATTTGGTATATGTCTTTGCTAGGATCAAACTTTGAATCTAAAATAAAGATAGCACTTTCGCCATCCTGCATCATTTCAAAGTCAACTCTGTCTGGCTTAACACCAATACGTGGAGTTGCTGTTAACAAACCTAATTGAATTTCAGCACGAGCCGCAGAGGTATTATATTCCTGCATAGGAATAACCGATTCAGCGATACTCATACCATAGAAGTTTCCAGGTAGTGGTTTTGGACACATATTGGCAACTGGAATAAACTCTACTTCACGAGCAGAAATAATATAACTGCCAGAGTAAATCAATTCAATTAGTTCTAATTCGCCATCACCATCAATGTCATACTTGTTCCATACTGTGACGATTGATACTTGACGACTGTCAGGATCTGCACTGGCAGCACTGCTTACAGGAATACCCATAACTGGCACTGAATCACGTGCGTGAATTGCCAAGTTGTTTAATACACTACCTGCTTGATAAGCACCATTCATATTGTATTCTGCGTGAACACGAAAGTGCTCAATGTCAATGCCAGGATATAATTCTACTGCTTCTTGAATTGTCATTGGATCATAATAACCACAGAATGGTTGATCCTTCATCTCTGGCACTGTAGGATCACAGATCCAGTAATGTTGTGCAATAGGATGAAACTTGATGTTGATTGAATAACCAGTTAGTTTATATTTGGCTGTGTAAATTGTATTGCGTTTAATAGCGTCTGCGATAATCTGTTGTTGATTATCCATTTCATTTAACTTCATGTCAGTGACAGCAGTGGACATTGATTCTTGATCAAACTCTTCTGGTGCTTGACGCATTGCGTTGTCAGCCAAGTCTAACATTGATTCTGCACTTTGTGCTTCTTGTTCACCTAATAGTTGTTGAATCTCTGCCATGGCTTTTTCCATGTCCACAGAGATTTGTCGCTTGCTTTGTCTGCGAGCAGTTAATCCTGAATCTGCTGCCTGTTGTTCATAGGCACGTAGTTGATCCAATGTGCCTTCTGTTTCAATATAACGGTCAATCTTTTCACGCACTGGTTTAATCATCATCATACCATTTTTGTGCATGTTAGCATCCATGATCCAACGCTCTAGGATAAAGTGCGGATCATTCATTTGATTAACAACTTTGTTGACCATGTTTGTGGCTTGTCTTGCGGCTATTTCATCATCTTCTGTGTCTGCTACGAATTCAAAGTTAATCTCGCCATTGGGCATAAGTCCTTTGGCAATAACTGCTGTGGCATAATCTACAACAGGCTTTACGCTGGGGTGAATATAGTCAATGCCATTTACTGGAGCAGTTGAGTCTGTGACTGCTAAACACAAATAGTGATAATCGCTGGCCCTGTTAACAGCGTTCTTAGTTCCTAGATAGCGCAGATAACTGGCCATCTTGACATCCATTTGATTCTTCATACGCACAAAGTTGGCGAGTGTTTTTCTATTTTGATTGATGTCGCTGACAGGGGTATTCTTTATTTCCAACATTATTGGTTTTCCTTAACTAATGTATTATTTAGCGTTTTCTTTAGCAGGCTCTTTTGGCTTTTCTTCTTTACTATCTTTCTTGCCAAATATAGCATCCCAGTTATCGCGGATCTTTTCCGTGTCTTCTTTACGACGATTGCTACCTTTTCCCATTACATATCTCCTGGCATAATAATCTTTGGACGATTTAGTTCTGCTTGTAAATCACAGGCATGACAAATGTATGCTGTGTCGCTGTCATCTAATTCATATATAGTATGTGGTGTTTCTGCTATCATTGCTGCCTGTTCAAATGCTTGAGCATGTTTTTCACATAACACCATTGTGTTTTCTTCTATGGCACAAATGAATAAACTTGGTGTCATAATACTCTCCTTAGATGTTCAAGTTCATCTTCTGTTAAGAATAATTCAAAAGTGTATTCATTTACATTATCACTGACAAATTGTATGTGCCATTGCTCTGTGGCTTTAACCCAAGTCTTTTTAACTTTGAGTTTATAATCTTCGTTGTTAATTACTGTCTGTTCCATGCTATTCCTTAGTTTGCTGAGAAAGTCTTCTTCCAAGCAGGTTTATTACTGTCATCTGGTTTGATGTATCTGTCTCTTTGTGCTGCCATACGCTGTTGTGGACTGCGTCCATCCCAGGGTTCTGCAATTCCTTGTAAACAAGCAAGGAGAGCATAACGGCAACTATCAATTGCATCATCTGGATCACTGAAGCGTCCTCGTTCGTCTACATAGTAGTTAGTTGCTTCACTCAAGAACTGTGTGCAGTTTTCGTTGACCATTAGACTACCTACCTCCAACATTTGTCGCATTTGATTTATGCCATAACTTTTGTGATTGGTTACACGCCCTTGTTGGTCAGGAGGATTCATAATTGCTCGTTCATAAACATTAAGTTGATATTGTTCAAATAGTTCACGAATACTGCTACTGCTCATAGTGTATCTGCCACTAGTGTTTGCGTCAGCAGGAAGAACAATAGGAGTGCCAAACACTTCAGGACGAAGTAAATGATTGATATATTGAGTGGGGACTGCTTCTTCAACGCCCTGCACAACAATCTGTCTATGTAAATAAGCAGTTTTTTCATATGGATCCCAATACATTAAACTAATAACTGTTTTGTCGTTGACCAAGCCCAAGTCTAATGCTATAACTCGCTGTATGTTTGACATACGCATAAAGTCAATGTCACCGGATTTGTATAGTGGCCAATTGCCCAACTGAAACACAGCACCTTTACCCATAACAGGTTTACCAGCAATACGTGCTTCACGTTCATGTGGTAAGTAATCTCGTTCTAGTTGTCTACGTGTTTCTTTTAATAAGAATGGTTCACCCCATGGACTATATTCAGGAACATCATCCCATGACACACGGATAAACTCATAGCCTTCTTCGTTGTTCCAAAACTTGCTTACAAGTCCGTTGAGTCCTTTGAGCGGTGTAAATGAGCAGAGAACTTTTCCCTGCGTTGTTGCTGTTCTAGTAACAATTTCACTGAAGAAATCATCTGGTGGTTGCTCGTCAAATACTGCAAGATCCAAGCGGAATCCTTGCATTTGTCTAACTTCCTGCGTGTAGTTAGCAAATAACAAATAACTATTGCTTCCAGATACATGCTTAACTTCACAACCAATGTTGTTGGCTCCATCGTTTCGCATAGTATCAGCAACAATGCAGTCGCGAGGAATGGCACCAGTTCCCAGATTTTCTGTAATTTTGACATCCTGTGTTCCTAATAATTCATTTTGTAGCACCAATGCTACCTGACTCCAGCCCTCACCTGCAACCATACAAGTTATTGGTTTATTAAATCTATATCCCTGCCACCAATCTGGATATAAACCAGTTAGGTGCATGGCAGTTTCATAACAAGTGCTTACTGTTTTACCAACACGATTGGCTGCAAGTATTCCTCTACGATCCGCTGATCCAGTTAGAAAGAATTTCTTTTGGTGTTCAAATGGTCTAAAGTATTTGAGTTGATTCCACTTCATGTCTTCAGCAACTTCAATACTGAGACTCATTAACTTTGTTTTTAATGGTCCTGGTATTGTTTTAAGTGCATCAACAGTTAGGTCGTGTTCATCCACTGCCCAACGCAATGCTCTAGCCATTAATACATCATTGCCCAGCATTACATATTCCTTAGTTTATTTGCTACAAGTTTACTGTCAAGATATCTAACAAATGCTTGTAGTTCGTCGTGACTTAATATTAGAAATATTTCTAAATCATCTTCATCATCACGATTGAATTTAAAGTGAAGTTCAAATTGATCTGGACCAGTCCAAACTCCACCTATGTCTATGGCACTATCTTCATTGTGTGTTAGATTGAACATCTCTAATTTTTTCTTTAACAATGTAAATGTGATGTATGGCTGTAGATAAATCACTGAGTTCTTTACTGGACATTTTCCAAGTATCAGGATCATTAATATCTACACCATCACGTTTGTCTAGTCCTGCTTGTAAGCGTTCTGTTAACAAGCGTAGGATATGTTCAATTTGTCCAGGAAACTTTTCGGCAAAAGCAACTCTGTGACTGGCATTAATCTTTTGAAGTATTAATGTGTCACTGACTCGGCTTGCTTCTTGAGCACGACGAATTTCTGTGTCACGGGCTGTCATTTAGTCAAGTCCCAAACATCCGTAACACCTGCGCCACCAAGACTGATAAACTCTCTGTCTATCCATACCTCCCACTGTGATGAATTGTTAACTTTGAAACTTTGCATTAGTCCACGTAGTTTACGACCCTGTGGTGTCAGTGTGCCATCATTACGCACAATAACTTGTTCACCTGTTCTTGGATCAACCCATTTGATAATCTCAGGACGCTCACGACCAAACTTGTCTAACTTAACACCGTGTGGGCGTTGTTCAATTGGACCAACAATTTCATAACTAATTTCGCCTGACTTGTATTTGCGAAAGTATACTGAAACTTTCTTGTCCTGCATACGTGCTTCAAAGTCAGTGTGTGGAATAACATTGCTGACAAAGATGTTTTGTAATTGAGTTGGTTCAGGTAAATGATTGTCACGTGGAGGAACTGGTTTCAAATCTTCTACTGGCACTAGTTCTGTTCTGTCAATGTATGGATTGTCTCCGCCCATGAATTTTGGATCAACTTCTTGGCCATTTAATACATCCATGGCTACTTGATATTTTAATTTGTTGGCACGACCTTTTAGGTTTAATACAATGCCAGTTTCATCAAAGACAAATCTCTCTAAGTCTTTGGCTGTGGGAAAGTCTGTCATTAGACCATCAATGTCAAAGTCTGCTGTGCTTATTGCTTTAGGTGCAATGCCAGCAACTTGTTCTGCTACGTCTAAGATTTCTTGTTGTGTGGGTTCTTCGTCCCAGGGACTGGCTACTTCTTGAGTAGCAGGTGGTGATAATTTTTTTGTCATTTCTATTCCTTAATATAAACAAGAGAACTAATGTTCCCTTGCTTACTATGCTATAATAAGACTATTGTCTTAGTGTTATTTAGTATGGGCTGGTAGAACCTAAGGCACCAGTGCGACTATTTGTCGTTCTTGGTTGTGCTCTAGGCTTAACTGGCTTACTAGGTTTACTTGGTTTAATCATCTTAGGCTGTTTGGCCTTTTCTGTTTTCTTTTTAGACTTGGGCAAGTTGAATTTTGTATATGTTGACATTATTACTTGCCTGCGAATCCACCGCCACCAAACAAACTACCACCGCTATTGAAAGCGGAGCCTTCTAGTTGATCATAGTCACTGGCCATTGAATCAGGTTGCATACCACTTAGTTGTCCATTTGGATCATACCAAGGATCGCCACCGACTTGATAACCATTATTATAATTGGCTGGCTGTTGACCACCACCGCCAATCATACCTTGGTAAGGATCATAGTCTGGAGGCATAACATCAGGACCACCATACAGTCCACCCATAAACGGATCAGGGACTGGACCTTGAGGCATTCTAGCCTGAACTAAAGGATCATTAGGTCCGCCAACTTCATAATCTCTACCTGGTTTATATTGCATATCACGAACATAAGGATCTGGTTGTGGTCCATATGGATTCATACTAGGATTCATTGGCATTTGTCCAGGATTAGGCTGAGGATTGAAAGTCTGTGGTGGAGGTGTCATTGGCTGTGCACCTAACATTGGTTTTCTCATCATAGCGCCTGGTGGTATGTCTGTTCTAGGTTGAGGAGACATAGCCTGCTGTAACGGATTAGGTTGTTGTTGTGCCAAGGGATTAATCTTTGGCTGTGCAGGTTTAGAATAATTCTTAAATGGTTGACTTGCTTGACGCTGTGCTAATGTAGTTGTTACTGGTTTAGGCACAGGCATTTTAGCCACAGGCTTGGGTGCTGGCTTTGTTGGACTGGCCATACGCTGACGATTGACAATACTACCAATATTGCCTAGACCTTTTGACTTTGGTGATATTGCCATTGTTGATTAACCTTTAGTAATTGGTTTTTTATATTTGCTGGATAGTTTACTACCATTAGCAGTTGGATTACTTTTAGGACCTGTATTGCTGTGTAGACCTTCTAATGCAGGATTAGTTTTACCTGCTTGTCCACGTCCACGCATTTCCAGTGCTGATGTAACCATATTGGCCAGTGTAGACTTTTCGCTACTGCTTGTTGACTTTGCCTTCATAAAGTCTTCACGCTTGCTACCAGTTGCTACGTTGCCAGTTGTTGGACCACGCTTTTGGTTTATGGCTTTGTTGCCCATTGGGTTAGTTGATGTCATTTTGTTTTCCTTATCCTACGATTGCTACTGGAGTAATGTAAGCAACTGCACTAGCAGTTCCACCAATATAAAAATATACTGGACCAGTATTATTTAATGCGGCTACTTGAACAAATTCTGTTTGTCCAGCACCAACAATGGTTGCGGCTGAAGCACCAGTTAATGCTCCTGATGTTTGAAACGACAATGTAATGGCACCAGTTAAACTTGTATTAGTTACTTTAACAAATGCTATATTAGTGTTGCCTGTGATACTAGTAGTTAAGTCTGCGCGAGCAATTGAACCAGCCGCTGGGGCTGTGATTCCTATTGCGGCGCCTAGTTTTTGATAGACTGTCATTATCGTTGATTCCCTTTAGTTGGGCCACGACCTACATTGATACTGTCTGCGTTGCCTTTATAGTTTTGTGTAGCACTAGGAGCCCATGCTCTTGTGCCTGCAAAGCGACCGCCACCACTTTCACGAACTTGTGGTCCACGATTGATGTTGTCACGAATGCTACCTTGTGCTGGTAACTTTGGTGTTACTCTGGCATCTGGATATGAACTGTCATCATCGCTTTTGTTACCAACTGTTGGACCACGTCCTTTGTTGATTAACGCATCGCTGTTGGTTTTCATATGTTGATTACCACTATACTTGCCTGTGCCGCGGCTAAAACCAGGACTTGCGGCTCCAGTTGCTGAATTTACTTTTTCAAACTTCATTTTGATTTCCTTTGTTTAGCCTCTTAATGGCATAATGTTATTTATACTGATTTTACTCAGCGTCTTCTTCTGTAATTTCTGGATTGATCTCTTGATAAATGCCAGTTAGGTTTGCCAATGCTTGTGTAAACGCAATTTGTTTTGCTGCCACTGCTTCGGCACTGTCTGTTACTTCTATCTTTGCCAATGTATTCATAACTTTATTCAATATCAAGTTGTGATACTTCAGCGTTGTTGCTTTATCGCCTTCGTTACGTGCGTTGAGAAAGTCTTCTACTAGTAGTTCTTCATAATCACGTCCGCCTGTTTGAGCATCTAATGCACCCAACAAACTTCTAATGCTTACTTGATCTCTACTACCTTTTTTACGGCCTGCGCCAGCACGATAACCACCGCGAGTTCCCTTATAAGGACTATTTTCAGTGCCTATAAGTTCTTCTTCCTGCTCTATAATTTCTTTTCTATCCATAATATTTTTAAGTTAATGCTTTACAAGTCACGCTTGCCAATTCGTTGTTGCCTGGATTAGAAAGCGACAAAATCATTCCAGTTCTTGATAGCATTAGGGTCGCTTAACCTTTACTCCAATGTTGATCTAATCATCCAAATAGATTTTTCTAAATCTAATGCTTGGTCCTGGGCATAGTTGCTGATTTCTTCCAGGTTTTCATCACTGGCCAC